ACGCAGTCCTTTCACTGCGGGTATTTGCGGAGCCCGGAGCCGCGAATTGTTGCTGGGCAGAACCCGGTTTTACGGCCCGGTAGCCTATGGGAGCCCGGAATATCCCTTCCGGTCGGCTTGGATTGCACTCTTGGGTTATGTCGCCTGTTGGTGCTTCAGGGCCCGAACCAGTTGCATATGTGACGCCCCCGGCTCAGGTAGGGACGCCATAGCGCGATCAGTGGATGATTACCGGCCTTTGCCAGCCATCATCGTGAGAAACTCGTTGGGAAACGTTTCCATCGGAACGTCAGGGTCTTCCATCCGATTGGCTTTTACGGTCTTGCCACCGATTGGCGTGACGGGCGCGGGCACCTTGGAAATGGGCTTTGCAGTAGGTTTCGACACCTTGTCACTCATTTTTGCGATTTCGAGCGCCATCTTGACTGGCGACAGTTTGAGGATTCGCTCTGCTTCTTCAGGATTGCGACCGAGTTCGGCAAAGACCTGGTGGCCATTGTCGAGTTCGGTGATGATCTGGAGAAACTCAGGCTTCCGGGCGACTTCATCGCCAAGGGCATTCATCAGCGTGTCACGCGCATCAAGAAAGTCCGGGATGTCATTGACTCCCTTTTCGAATACCGCATTACAGGCTTCGTTGAAACGTTCTGTCTCGGCGTGCAGCCTCTCTTCGCGCCGGATGGCTTCGCGTTCCTGTTTGCGAATTTCCTCGACACTCAAAGGTTCTTTGCTTGCCGCCTCACGTTCCTCGGTTGTGGTGCCTTGGTACTTTGCAAGGGCAGTCTCAGCCTCAGCGGCGCGTTTTTCAGCTTCACGCTGCTTGGCAGTCAATTCATTGATGCGCCTTATTTCCCAAGACAGCTTTTTCTTTTCTGGCTTGGCTTCCGGCTCTTTATTGGGTTCGTGATCGACGGTGCGTCCTTCCCGGACGGTTTCACCTTCGTCATTGGCTTCTGCTTCGCCGGGTTCTTCGACCTCACCGGCTTCATTGTCGTCAGTATTAAGTTGTTCATCGATCTGCTCCGGTTCAGTTTCGTTACCCGGAATTTCCACGATTTCACCTGCCGGTGCGGGCCGTGTGCCCTCCAGTTCATTGGTAGCCATGTATCACCATGTTCTTTGACCCGGTGAGCCTCGCCGGTACGGACCACGGATTAACCCGCCGTGTCGGGATTACTTGGGCTTGTTACCGCGCCACAAACTGTCTGCGGGGTAATACGTCCCACTGGATAGAAACCGTCTGTTCGCCTTTAGGACGCGTTCCGAATAGTCATCAATGTGGTATTGCTCTTCCGCCGTAGGTCTGCGGTTCTGCTCCATAAGCGCAACAGCGTCGAAATAAGCTGGCGGGGAATAGCATTCCCATATCGCATTTGCCAGTCTTGCGAGTGACCCGAACATTACTTTGCCTTCCCGCACAACCCAGCAAGTTTGGCCTGCTGCTCCTTGGCCAATCGCTTGACCTCATTCATCAGCTTCGGGTCTTTCTTGTGCTCTTCTGCTCGCATGATCGTCCGCATGGCATCTTCTGCCAGCCATTTGCGATCAGAAGCGACGGGGCCAAGAGAGGCCGACGCCTGCTTGGAGACAGTCTTGACGCCAGCCTTTGCAGGTCCGGAGGCTTTCACAACGGATTTTGAGCCTTTCATTGTAATCTCCTCAGTGTATTTTTGGGAGTACCGGCAGAACTGCGCTCGTTGAACTCGACAAGCGCGTCATAGATCGCATTCTTTTCATGCTCAGTACGTCCGGGCTGGCTCAAGAGAGCCGACAGAAGCTCGATTGCTGTTCCGATGTGATCTTTCCAGCACTGACGCACGAAACGCCGCTGTGAGCCTGCATACTGACGAAAGCGATCTGTCCGGTTCATTTCAAAGAATGCGCCAGTCACCTCTTCCGCAGTCTTGCGAATGAGTTCTGGTACATCACCGGCTCGGATGTTGATGAGCATCACATCACTCCTGGTTGTTGGGCTGGGGCCATCGGGGGCAACTGTTGGTCTGGCGCTTGCTGCTCAACGGGCGGTTGTTGCTCGGGTGCAGTCGGCAATGGCATTCCGCCACCCTGAAGCATCTGACCGATGATCTGCATCACCAATGGCTGGATTTGCTCGACGCTGATCTGGGGATCGGAATTACCAAGGGCAGACAGGCGCTTGGTTGCCGCCTCATATTCCCTGATCTCGATATCCTGAGACTTGTCGTTGAGTTTCTGGTTGAGTTGAGCAACGGCTTCCTGCAACTGCTGCATTTGCCCTTGCATCTGCTGCACTTCCGGAGGCGGTGCATCACCCTTGATGTTCGGGGGAATGATTCGTGACCAACGATCAGCCAATTCATCAGCCAATGGAAAATCGGCAGACTTCCACAACAAATCACCACCGATCTTCATGAAATCGGGGTTCTGCGCTGCGATCTGGGTCATCGCATTGAATGCTTCCTGACGCCGTGTCGCATAGCCGGGGCCGATATCACTCTCGACCTCATAGCGTCCGACGTTCGGATTGAAGATTGCTGCGACCGACTTCTCGGTCTTTTGCGCCTTCTGCTGATCTTGTTCGGGTGTTTCTGCCTTCTGATAGGCGTCCTTCGCATCCGGTTTGATTTGGATCTGGCTTTCAGTGCCATCCTTGGCAAGAATACGGATCACCCGTTCGGTGTCGTAAATCTTCGGGATCAGGTCGATGAGTATCTTGCCAGTGAATCGAATGCCCACGGCCAGATTGTCGATAAAGTGATAGGTTGCATTATCGCCTTGACGCTGGCGCTCATTGATCGCCTTGCCTGAGGTTGCATTTTCATTCTGACCAAACTGGCTCTGATACTGGCCAGACGTCATCATCATCTGATCTTGACAAATCTGCATACCCTGAATGTAAGCACTGGCCATCTGAGGAGGTGCTTGCTTCTGAGGTGCTGGAATTGCCTGACCTGTCTCGTTGACTGCGTTATAAGGCAGTACTGACGCATTATCAGTGTTGGATGCACCCCAATAGCCTTCAAGGCCCTCAATAGCCTCAGCCGGTGCCAACCATGGTGTTTTGGCCTGCAATGCTACCTGAGTGGTGGCCTCAGATGTCCAGTAATTGTACATCCGCTGTGCATCTTTCATCGAGCGGGTATGACCCTTGCGGTCAAGTTTGCCTTCGATGACCGTCTCTTCGCCGATAATGCGGACGATTGGAATGTATTTCCCGAGCCACTGGCGCCGCTCGATGATCTGGTTGCCAGCGATCTTGTACCAGTTGATTTCGTCTGTGACGATGTCACGTTCGATTGGAGCATCAACACCCGGATTGGCCTTGGCTGCATCTTTCACACCGTCATAGACAGCTTTGATGTCCGCATCCATCTCGCTTTTACGCAAGACAACCTGCTGACCGGCGGATGCAAAGGGCGGCGGCACAATGAACGTGATCAGCTTGTCGCGCTTTTGTTCCCGCACATAGTATTCAGCAACACGCACATAATCCTTGCTCAACCAGTTATCGGTCGGGCTGATCGTATTGCTTGAGACAACCATATCCTCAAAATCAGGATACTGGACCTTGAACAGCTTGTTCTCAACATCTTCGAAGATGAAGCCGAAACGCGCGTCGGAACCATCCGCCTCAGTGATATCAGGATCAAGATAGACCGACTGTGGGTTTTTTACCCGGCGGATATAGATTTCCTGATCAAAGCTTGTGTCACTGACATAATCGGTAACGACACGCCAATAGCCAATACCACCCTGCACCTGAAACACGGTTGCGGTGTCATATGCCTGTTCAGCATTGGACTGGTACTCGATATGTCGAACGATGCCCTCGAACACCTGAGCCGCGTCATATGTGGCCGAATCTCCAACCGGACGGATATTCACACCCGGCTTGTTCTGCTTCGCATCATTGGTGATCTGCAGGTTGTGCTGTCGTGTCTTGTTGATGGTCAGGCACGGCTTCTTTGAACCTTCACGATCTGTCTGAATGGCAGTATCCCACTGCCAGCCATTGTCCGGGTCTCCGTTGGCAAACCTAATATCTTCGATGAAACGACGGCGTGTTTCGGCTTCCCATGATTCACAGCGCTCAAATTCATCTTTTGCCTGCCGGATGATCTTGTCATCGTCGGAAAGCTGGGTTTTGGGTGCCATTGATTATCCCATCCATCCCTGACCGGCCTGAGACCGTGGGAGCGCAAGTTTCACCCGAGAAGGCAGTTCAACCTTCGTGTGGGCCTTTGTGTTTAGAAGTTTGCCGAAAGCGCCTGATGTGGCGTCAACCTGATCCTTGAATGAACCACCGGGGAACATGCAGAGTTCATCGAGATAGTCGCTTATCCACGCCCCTTCAAGCAGATAGACATTCCCAGCTTCACATTGACTGGAAAAAGGTTCTGCTCGTGTAATCTTATCACCCGTTTCCGGTTCTGCCGTGACCTTGTAGCCAGCCAGCATCGCAATCATATCCTGCTTCTGAACCTTACCGGCTTGACCGGGATCCTGTGGCAGGCTGATGCGAACGTCTGTTCCATCCATTTCAGCGGTAAAGGTGACCAGTTGACGGATCGCATTGCCTTCATCCTGCGTCTTGACGACGTTGCCGACAACGAATGATCCATCGGGCTGTCTACCAAGCTTCACGCCTGCGGTACGGGCTGCTGTAACCTTCTTTGTGGCTGCCAAATCCCAATGACGAACCCAGACAGTACCTGGTTGTGCGGCCTTAATGATCTTTCCGGCAAACCAGTCCCGCTTGAACATGCCGCCTTCACGCGGAACCGGTCGCTGTTGATACTGGCCACTATAGGCATAAGAGCCTTTGGCCTTCTTAAGCCGTTCAATCTCCTCGGGAGGAAAGCGCTCTGGGAAAAGAAGTTCACCGTCTATGGTTCGAGGGTCCTCGAAGAAAAGCTCACCGTTGACATAGGTGCGGCAAATTCTCTTCGGTTCAAACTCCATTGGAAGGTTCAAGTGCGTAAACCCGATATCCAGTTCTAACGCGGTCCCAGCAACATCCTGCTGGTGCAGGCGCTGCATGATAATAACGATGGCCGATGTGGTCACGTCATTCAGTCGGTCAGAAATACCCTCCCGGAAGATACGGTTGGCCGATTGCCTTTCAACTTCACTTTCCGCCGTTTCTGTCGAATGAGGATCATCAATCTTGACGCGATCGCCCCGGCCACCGGTCATTGAACTGAAAGGACGCGCCTCACTGAACCCACTGCCGGTGTTCTCAAACTTCCCTTTGGCGTTCTGATCATCCCGAAGTTTTAGAGACCATATCGCCTGAAACTTGTCACTCTCAACCAGCCGCCGCAGTTTGATGTTGTCACGCAGGACGTTGGGTTGGCTGTACGATGTCGCCAGAACCTGAATATCGGGCCTCAAACACGGGCCCCACTCCCAAGCTGTCCAAAACACCAGAACCAATGATTTCATCATGCCGGGAGGCACGGTCATCATCAGAAACTGTATTTGACCGGCGGTAACTGCTTCCAGATGCTTACACATCGCACGAAGTGCCCAGCCGAACTTCAATTCCTTCTTTGGCTCAAGGACCGACCAGAACTCTTGGATAAACCCTTCCAAGGTTCGGCATCTGCCGCGGATACGTTCTGCATCTTTAACGATGATCTGGCGTTCGATCTCAGCCTGTCTACGCGCTCTCTCCGCTCGTATCGCCTTCATCATCATCGACGGTTCCGGCAAGCGGGCCGAAGATAGTT